TTGGAGGGGGAAATGAGTGATGATGATAAAAAATTATTCGCCGCAGCTCGTGCAGAAGGAGGAGAGTTGAATCTTATTAATTTTATTCGACGAATAAATCCAGAGGCTTTTGAAGAAGTAAAATCTGCTTTCTTTAAATCTGTCCCTACTAGCTGGTATTTTATAGGTGTTTCTTCAGATGGACTATTTTCGTGGTTTCAATATCCAGAAATTGCTCACTCGGCCCAACGATATCTTGAAAATAGTGTTCAGGGTGGCAAAATTGTTAAGATAGTATTTACTGATCACGAAGAATGTGCAACGGCTCCTATGTGTCTTCCATATTATTCTTTTAACGGTAAATATATGAAACTAAAGTATGCACCACTTACTCTATTAAATAATAATGATGGCTCATCTCATTCAGTTTGTGCAACTATTGAATGTGATACTAAGTGGAAGCAGTTTATTCGAGACTTTGCCAGACAAAAATACAAATTTAATCAAACCAGATATTACTAGGTTATATTTGAAAATCTATTATATTCAAGTATAATAATGTGGCGACGACGCTTACAACCTATGAATGAACAAACTTTTTTACATTTGTGTAAAACAGATTTTTCTGCCGCTTTGCGATATAACACGCTATGGAGAGGTGATCTTGTTCCTCATTTACCTATTACTAAAAATATTTTTTGTTTGAATGACACTAGTTATAATTTAGAAAAACTACAATCAGATTTGAAATGTGTCGTTGATAATACAAAAACTGGTTGGGAAGATAAAGGCAGAGGTGATAAAGCTGGTCTATGGAAATCTATTACTTTAAAAGGTTATCAAGGTAATATTCAACCTTTTTTAGAAACGCACGATCTTGTTGAAAATGGAGTTAATCCTTATAAATATACTGAAAATATAGATCATTGTAATTATATTAGAGAGATTCTAGAAGAATTGCAAAAACAAGGATCTGAAATTTATCTTGTTCGTATATTAAGTCTTGTTCCTGGACAGTTCGTAGGATTCCATACTGATAATTGTGTATTTAAAAATAAAATGAATATTATTCGTTGCCATTTACCTATTATTACTCATCCAAAATGTAAAATGTATTTAGGTTATCCTACTCATTATTTTCCCGGAAAACAACAGATGGATACTTATAAAGCTAATCCTTTATGGAACTGTCATCTTGATCCAGGTCGATTGTGGTATACTAATGTTAATTGTCTTCACGCTGTTGAAAACAAAAGTGATATTGTTCGTGTTCATCTCGTCATTGATTTAAAACCAACTGAAGAAATGCTTGCAAAAATTTACGGTAAGAAAAATTAATATTGTGTTGAATTATCAAAATACTCGCCCCGCGCTATATTATGTCTTCTCCAATATATCGCTTTTTGTGTGTCTTTTACAAAATTCCATCCAACAAAAGCAACAATAACTAAAATATAAATATTCATTAAATAACCTAATATCTCTCTAAACTCTTCGCCAAACATATAATATCAAGCGAGATTCTTTTTTAATTATGAAAATTGAAATGTATATTCTGGTTTTTAATACTTGTAAATTATGCCTACCTCTACCTCTATGTCTACCAGTATGTTTCCTGTATTTTTGGGTCTTTTGTGCTTTCTACTTGCTCATATGACCTTTTATATGTTTAGTTATAGCTCACTGCTGTTTTCACTTGTGGTTATTTATTCTGCTGTGTTTTCAATACAGTTTAGGAAGGAACTCACAATTGTTTTGCTGAATATGAAGCGTCAGTTTTATAAAAACTTTATGAAGGGTGGTTTCGCTCCGTTTAATAGTAGTGGTTGGAGCAATATTGTTACTGATGAAAAAGGTAATATTATAGATAGTGGGAATGAAAGCGATGAACATTTGAGTGAAGATGAAAATGAAGATTTTGATCCTACTGATAATATGATTTCGCGCAGGAGAAGGCGAAAGCGAAGCAATGTTAAAAATGCCGATGATGGTATCCTTGTCGAAAAAACCGACGAACCTGTTGAAAGCATAGTTGATAATGATAGTAATACTATCAACGATGAAAAGTCGAAGAGTGTCTAATGACGCTGTTTTAGTAAATTAGCTGTCCAAAATAATCCCATAAGATATACAGGCAGCACAGTGTAAATAGGTCTGCGATCAGCTACAGTTGTTATTGTATCGTAGGTTAGATTACCCAATATAGGAAGTCTTATTCCACCATATAAAATTTTTTGTATTAATACCCATATTTTAAACTTCTGAGTGTTTGTCATTTTTTTTTGCAAATAATAATACACAAAATAAGAAGGAATATTTGATAGTTCACCCCAAAACATAACGTGATGTGCTTTATATATTTTTGGATCTTGATGCAAATATCCTATTGTTACTACGTGATGATATAACCACGCCCATCTTGTTAATGTTAATTTGTCTTTTCGTAGAATATAGTTTATATCATATAAAAAATAACCAGTTGAAAATAATTTTAAAAAATTGTATGCTCCATCAAATCTTGTAGAATCCGTTAGTAAACAACCCCCTGCCAAAACTGTTGCAATAATTGCGTGAGAACAAGCTGTTGCATTTCTGGCTAGTTTTGGAGTTATAAAGTTTGATAAAGTATAATCCAAATACTCAAAATATGACCAGGAAGCGACTTGATTTAATATAGAGAATAAGCTCATTTATTATGTTTGTTGAATTGTGTTTAAATAATGTCAGAAAAGTTATTAACATTATTTAAGCATTAATAAGTATTGTAATAAAATGAGTGATAAATTTCCGAAATATTTTATATTAAATCCCTTGACATCTAATAAAAAACTATCGCGATTTTTATTTAATGATAAAGGAGATGGTGTAAAATATTATCCTAGTTGGGTTTCTGGTGGCAGACCGGTTAGTAATGAGTCTATTAATGATTTTATTGAAAAATTTTTTAATCAATGGATTCAAGATTAGAAAATTGATATAGATATAATTTATCTTTTTAATACAAGCACTAAAAGATGGATCCTAGTCAAAACACGATTGTTCAAGATCATAATTCAGGCGCAACTGGCGCAGCAGACGTTAATAAAACTACTCTTATGTGTTTTAGTTTAGCCTGTAGTGATAAACCAAAACACGTTGTAGATCGTGTTGCCCACTCCAATAAAATATTTCTTCCAGAATCTATGCTTTATCAATTTAAACAAGAACAATTTCCTCTTTACTTTAAACTTACACAACCAGATTATGGTGTATCTACTGTTTGTGGCGTTGAAGAATTTACCGCACCACCTGGCTGTTTTATTGTTCCACATAGAATTATGGAACACTTATTGATTTGTGATGGGCAAAATATTGATGTGCAACTATGTCATCCGATGAAAGGAAGTTATTTGAAACTTAAACCTAGGAAAACTGCTTTTATTGAACTTAGTAATCCTAAGGCGGTATTAGAGAGATTTCTAAGTAAAGATTATCCTGTTGTTACAGTTGGCGATACAATCAGTATTAATCATATTAATACCACTTTTCATATTGATGTTGTGGAGTGCAAACCTGGTAATAGCATTGATATTTTAAATACTGATGTGAATCTAGATTTTGATACACCGGCTGATTATGTTGAACCACCGAAAATTACTAGAGAAGTTCAAGAGCAAACAACAAAAGACCTTCCAAAAGTTACTGGAGTTAATCGTAAGATAGCATTTTCTAGTGCTAGTGCTGGTGCTGGTGCTGGTGCTGGCGCTGGTGCTGCTTCTAGAAATAAGCAACTTGATAAGTTTAAATCAGTAGCTAAAACAGGTGCATTTGTTCCTTTTAGCGGCAAGGGACATAAATTGGGAAGTAGCTAATTTTATTTGTTAGCTAATATTATATGGATACTATTAAACAATATGGATTACCTTTTTTAATTGGAGGAACTGTTATTGCCGGTATTAAATGGACATCTCATCATATGCCACAAAAATATGCTGCTATTGTTGGTGCTTTACCATTGGGACTACTAAGCACTCTTTTTATTGTTGAAGCAAATAAAACGGATGCTTACATTAAAAATTATACTATACAGACATTTGTTACCGTTCTTGCTGGTTTAGGATATTTAATAGGCTCTCATACTTATTATAAATTTTCCAAAAAACAAAAGGATCGCGATATTACTCAAGAACGTGTTAAAATTGCTTATATTGTTTCAGTTGTGGCCTGGATTGTTCTTTCTGTGTTGAAATTAGAAATTATGAAATAAAGGTTAATCTCTTATTATTATAATGTGTATGAAATGGATTAAACAAACATTTAATTATCAAGAAAAACAAGTTACCGATAAAGATGAAGATGAAAAAGAACCACTACTTGCAAAAGAATCCACCGAAACAACGGAAAATTTTAAACTAGATAATGCTCAAGGGTTTAAAAAATGGTATTTGGATGAATTTCGTGAAGAATTAGAAAGTGATTGTTTTAAATCTCTTATAACGGCTGCAAATTAATTTATTTATATTTATTAGTAATGAAAATAAATAAAACGCTTTTGTTTTTAATTGGATGTTTGGGAGTTCGTTTTGGTTTTGCCTTTTTAGCTAAGTCATTATCGCTTGATTTTTTAAAACAAATTTCATTTATTGCTGTTTTTCCTGCAATAGGATTTCTTTATTTTTACTTTACTGATACACGACGTGTTGGAAGAGAAGCACAAGGACCAATATGGTGGAATAAATTAAGACCCATACACGCCTTTATGTATTTGTTGTTTGCTTCTTATGCTTTCAAAAAAGAGAAATTCGCCTGGATGGTGTTGTTTGTTGACGCTTGTTTGGGATTTTTGTTTTGGTTTATGCATTACAAATTAGGGTTTGTATTTTAAATTTAATCTAATTTATATCCTCTTGCTTGTGGTGTGAAATTTTTAATAACAGGATCTATTTGTCCTGTAAAACATTGGTTATAAGTTGATTCTGGAAAGTGTTCGAGTTCGTCTGTTGATAAAAAAACTAGGGAATCTACTCCTAGTTCTTTTCTTGCTTCTTCGACGGTTTTATCGTTCATTAGTAGTTCCGTTTTTTTTGTTATGGCTATACCTAATTCACATATGTCTATAACTGGTGGTGCCGGAATTCTTATATGAATCTCTCCAACTCTACATTTTCTTAGATGTTTAATTATACTTTTTATTATATTTCCTCTAACAATTGTATCATCAACAATAATCACATTTTTATCTCGAATTGATTTACAGTCATAATTGAATTTTTTGTCACAAGCCAACTTTCTTTCTTCCTCGTTTAAAATGATAAATGTTCTTGTTTCGTTTTTCTTTTTTCGAATAGCTTGTTTGTAAGTCAAATTTAAATATTTAGCGTATGCTTTTGCTGAACAAATGCCGGTTTCTGGGATTCCAATCACAGTGTAATTTCGCCAACGAGATAAATAGTTTTCTCGTTTTGCTAATATTACACCCAGATTTTTTCTTATATTTCGTATGTTTTTCCCATCTATATAACTATTAGGACTAGCAAAATACAAAATTTCAAAACTACATAATGAATCTTGTGGTGATGGATGCTGAAAAATACTATAAACTCCATTGTCGTCTATTCTCACAATTTCACCCGGTTTTACATCTCTCATAAATTCAATATGATCTTCAAAAGCACACGATTCACTACTAACATAATAGTTGTGTTTGTCTCGTCCTAAACAGAGAGGTCTTATACCATAACGATCCCGTATAGCATATAAAGCGTTTGGGGTTAAAATTAATAAACAATATGCGGCAGGAACATTCATCATTAGATTGATAAGGCGTTTTTCCATACTTAATGTTTGATTAAGTCGCATTATTTCGCGATTTAAAAAACTGGTATCGTGTCCATCTATATTAGGTATATTTCCATTATGGGCTAAACAATATTCGAAATCTGGTATAATACCTCGTAAGGGCTGTAATTCTTGTTGTTGTATTTTTCCTGTTTTTAAAGAATAACCAGAAGTTGAGTATCTTAAATGTCCTATACAAGATTTTGTTTGTATTAAAGGTATTTTTGTTGGAATTAATCCCTTGTTTCTTAAAAATGTTATATCATTTTTTTTGCTAAGAAAACAAATACCATAACCATCTTTTCCACGATGTTG